CTCCAGAAAATAAACTTAGCAACTGACATTGGAAGATTAGAAACTGAGTGATGTCATCCTTCTGGTCCTTCATTGCCTCTGCCATCATCAGCCACTTGGCCATCTGATCTGGAGTGCATTGACTTATTGATGTCGGTAGTTTTATCTCAAGTTCTTTCATACTCTTAAAGCCATATACCTTCCTCTGTTGCTGTATTCCTTTCTGCAGTTCCAAGCCAATGCTGTTGAGATGACACCATCATCATGCAATCCAGCTGGCGCAGAATAAGTCACGTTCCTGGTATTTGGATTGTAAATATAAGAAAAATTCTCAAGCTCATCAATCAACCATTGTTCATTAACAATTGAAATTGCCGATTGCTCAAATGCCACAGCAAGATCCTCAATGATGATCGGCTTTGTTTTGGAGGTAGTGACAAATGGATGAATCATATTCTTGCACCTGGTTGCCAGCATCTCAAAGAATACATCACCTTGATTATTGACCTCCACCAATGTGGTTGCATTGTATTGCTTAATCAGTGTTGCCACCTTCTCAATGATCTTGCTCCACTCATCATGGCGCCATCTGTGAGCAGCAACCATCTGTCCATCCTGGTTGATGATTGTGAGCACAGTGTAATCATCAGCTCTGCCAATATCAAGACCAGCATACATCTTTGATGTCTTGGCTCCAGTGCCAATGCAATCAGATACATTCCTAAATATACCACTGGCATTATCAATGAACTCAGCCAGATACTCTTGCCGGAACACATAATCTGGTAGGGATCGCTTTCTCTCATCCAACTCCCTTGGATCAATCATTGGATTGTCATAGGATGTGAAATGAAAGTAAGCATATCTCTCATCATAGTTTGGCTGCATGCAAAGCTTATGGAAATGATTCCTCCCTTTTGGAGTTGATATAAAGATAATCTTCTTTCCTTTTACCAGAACTGTTGCACTCAAGACCTCATCCCACAGCTCTGGTCTGGTGAATGCCATCTCATCAACAACCATGTAATCAAATGTATTACCTCGGATATTATCTGGTCTCTCTCCAGAGAAGAACTCAATTGTTGAGCCAAAGCCTGAGATCATCAAGTCTGATCTATTGAAAGTAAACAATCCACTGGCTGTGGTTGCCCTCTCCATTTCAGAGAATACTTTCTTGCCTTGCTTATAAACTGGAGTAACCCAAGCAATCTTGCAACCTTTGTCATTGATTGCCCACCAAAGTAATTGGTTGATGCCGAGCATTGTCTTGCCAAACTGCCTTCCTATGTTGAGAGCATAGTATTTTTCGTGACCATGGTTTATGGCATCATGAATGCTTCTTTGATTATCATGTGGCTTGTAGCCTTTGATTGTACTCATCACAACAAAGATAATGAAAAAACCCGCTAAGTGTGGGCGACCGTGTTTCACAATCCATTAACCATAGCGGGTGTATTAAAATGATCTGGCAACTGTTCAAATGGTAAGTACCCAGATACCTCATTCAAAATCAAACTTCTCTACATTACGAGTCTCAACTTGTTGACGATCATGCATGCCGAGTCTGTTCTTTGCATAGAAGATTCCTTTGCCTTCATTTCCCACAATGTCAATGGCTAAGCCTTTGAATAGGTTGTCTATTTTTTTGATAGTGTCAGATTTGAGTTGATCATCAGAATCCAACCATCTGTAATAAGTATCTCTTGAAATAGCTTTATCCTTTCTGACAATAGGAATCCAGATTCTAAGGAAATAGTCTATCGTTGGAATATGTCTATCTAACACCATTACAATATCTCCTTTATTAGATATCATTTCTTTCTTATGGTTAAGACACTCCTCAATATAGATATGAGCAAGTTCCTCCAGATGTATTATAAACTCATCGGAATATGCCATTGTTCTTAATATATATTATTGTTCGATTATTTGCAATACTTAACATAGAAAGTATATGGTACAACTTTAAGCTTTGCAAGTATCCAGATTAGATGCTTGTATTTTTTAAAGTCATATTTATCAAAGAATCCTCGATCTCTTTTGTGTAGATTAACCAGCCTCATCATTCTCTCAGCGGATGCTCCGAGCTTTGTGAAATCAAACTCTGATTTATTGCTAAGCTGTTGCTTTGCCTCTTCCTTTGATATCTTTCCAGATCTGACTTGAGCAGCGAGATAAACAATGCGTTTGTCAATTCCAAACTTCTCCGGCAATAGGAATGAGCCAACGAACTCAGTATAAACATTCTCACAATGCTTGCCACCATAATCTTGCCAGTTGATCAGCCGTTTCATTTCAGCCTCCATTGATTCTCTATCAAACCCATAATGGAATGGTCTCACATTCTTGATACCTATCAAGGCATAGAATAGTTGGTCCTTGAAAGTGAATAGAGGATAGTTGTGTAGTTTGAGGCCAGTGTATTTGTTATAAACAGATTCAATGTATTTGGCATCCATATAAGTCCAACCTTTTGGAGTTGATCCTTCTGTTCTAAAATCATGACCATTGAGGATGTACTTGATATTGTACTTGAATGCAGTATCATACATCAGCTTAGTCATTGCAATATCATTTGGAATATCAGCATCTGGAATACCAGCCCAAAGGAATGCATCATTGAGTCTATCGTATTCAGCTTTGTTGACATTGTATGTGATGCAATCAACTCCGAGCTTTTCAACCAAAGCTCTCATGTTGTGCATTGCCTCTGGAGCATTCCAATTGTTGTCAAAGTGAATGACTAATGGCTTGAGATCCCAGTATCTCACTGCAGTGAATAACAGTGTTGAGGAGTCAATACCTCCAGAGATTCCCATGATACAATCATATCTTTTATCTTTACCTTTGGCTCTAATCTCTCTAATCAGATGCTTGAGTTCATGAGGATTGGCTTGCAGCTCCAGTTCATCATGGAGATCACAATATTCGCATTGCTCTTCACCAATTGAGGCAATGGACTCATCAAATAAACAGCGTGGACATTCTTTCATAATTAACAAATGTATGATAAATTTTTGATATATGACTATTATCTAAGTGACGGCATTGATATTCTTTCATTATGTTTTCACAGATATCACTGACTGATTGCCAAGGTATTGATGCTGGCAAATCACCATTGAATATTGATCTCCTTCCCATGAGTCCCATTTCAATATTTGTATTTGGCGATCCATCATGAGGAGTTAATCTTAGGTTTATGAAACATTGAGAGTAAACATCAACCAGCTGATCTCTTGAGAATGTATCATTACCAGCTCTGATGATAGGAATGTCAATGCGTTCTTTGATCTCGTTGATTAGATCTTGACCATAGAATTCTGGAGAATTACCGGAGTACCAGAATATTTTGTTGCCATTCGGCACTTGTTGCCATCTATCTGGAATGACGGCATTGATTGGATAGTATATTGCCTCAATTCCTTTGGATTCTAATGTTTCAAGTACTCGATGACTAACTGCTATATTAACGAACTTCTTAACCATATCAATCCAATCCTCTGCAAGATCTTTTGCATCTGATCCACACCAAACAATTGTGGCATCTCCAATGTGTCCAGATAGAAGAGCAAAGTCTTCTTCTCTGTACATTCCCAAGAATATTGTTGGTAATATTGGAGAGATGTATTCTGTTAGTTTATATTTTTCAATAAAATCTTGATCAAGACCAGCTAAAGATTTTGATATGTGGGATTGATTCATAGTTTCTCTATCTCTTGTTTGACATCCAATAGCCATTGATGTGCTAAGCTACCTTCATTGATATATAAAGCATTTCTAATATCAAGCATCTCATCAACACATATCAATGCACATTGTTTGGCTGTTATTGAAATAACATTCCTTTCAATATAAATATCTGCAGTGTCTTGCCATTGCAACATTTTAAAATACAATTCTTTTGCCTTATCTTCTGCACTCATAGTAAAGTATTTAATTCGTTGAATCCATTATCAAGCAATGCCACATCACATCTCTCTGACTTGAGAGCTCCAGTCCAATGATCTGTGAATTTGTGCTTGTTAATCCATTTGTTTGTTGAGATTGACAATAGCTTGATCTGTCCATCATCTGGCAGTATTCCAATCTCTTGCTTTGCTCTGATTGTTTTGAGCCACATGGACCAGTCCAAACCAGCATTGAGTCTTGGATCAAATGGTCTCCATGCTATGCTATCAAGGAAATCAGATCTCAGCACTCTACCAATTCCAATTGGCTCATAATGTCTTTGTCCTGGACCATATCCTTTCCAATGGACCAGTCTTATCGTATTGGTGACATCAGCGAAATGACAGCCTAACATTCCAAGCATTCCAAAGTCTTGAATATGTAACTTGATTGAATCAATGTAATCATCACTGCACCAGTCAGATGATCCCATGAACATCACAGCATCAGCTTTGTAATTCTTAGATGCAGCGAAGCCAGCATTCCATTTGTTTCCAAGCGGATCATTGTCAATGTGAATGAATTCAACATTCAATTGTTTTGCAATATCCTCTGCCTCTGGCTCATGGCCCATCATAATTGGAATGACTCCTTGAGACTTAAGCCTTGAGACTGTTAATCTCACAAGAGGAAATCTGCCCATGACTGGTATTGGTGCTGTGATTATCATTGCTTTGTTCCTATGAAATGAATACGAGGCTTGATATGCTCTCCTTGACTAATTGATTGAACCAGTTTACCCATTGCATTTCGAACACAAGTTGAGCAACCAATGTTTAATTTGCCATAACCAGATTCTTTAAACCATGTCAATAGTTCTTTCTTTGTTTCTGATGTCAAAGCAAAGGATCTTGTCTTTGAGAATCTCTCAGCTTGTTGCTGCAGCTCTTCACTTACTTTCATAAATCAAAATTAAATCGGATAGTAAATAAGTTATGAATGCCATTCCAATGAGATTGTAATCAACAGCACAGCAACCAGCAACAGCTATCCAAAAAGATAGACAGCTCTGGCAATTAAATGGTTTGTAATCCGGGAGATTGAAACTCATAAGAGCTCTCGCAATCCCTATTGGAATTGTGATAAGTAATATGTAAATCATTTTTAAATTGTTTAATTGCTAAGTGAATAGTG